CTCCAGTTCCCAAACCTCCTAGCTGTGTGTGCGGTTCAGAGGCTCCACCTCTTGATGACTCAGTCGTCAGAGGAGATACGTGAGCTTACCGCGCAGCAGTTAGTTGAGGAGGGGTTAGTGGACCCCGTGAAAACATTTATTAAGAATGAACCACATAATCAACAGAAAATAGCACAGAAACGTTTACGTTTAATTTGTTCAGTCTCTACGTGTGATTACATTATAGAGAGGTGGTTATTCAAGTCGATCAATCAAAAGGAGATCAGCTTGTGGCATAAGATACCGTCAAAGCCTGGTATGGGCTTAGACGATGGGAGTCTGAACATTTTGTTTATGGACGTCGCACGCAGGATGCTCAATAATGATATTATGAGTACTGACGTGTCGGCGTGGGATTATTCAGTCAAGGAGTGGGAAGCACTTTTGGATGCAGAGTTAATGCTTAGACAACGTGGTACCTGGAATAGCCAGGACCCAGTCGAGCAGATGTATAATAGGGCGGTTATCAACCGCACTCTGTGTTCGCTACTTCCACTTCATGTTTTGTCGGATGGGAGTTTCTGGGCGCAATTAGTGCGCGCGAAGCAGTTATCCGGGAGGTATACAACCTCGTCCGGAAACTCGCGGATTCGTGGTGCATTAGCTCAGCATAGTGATGAAATAGGATTTGTAATAGCTATGGGTGATGATTGCAATGAGGATGCGTTCGATACAGACGATCCCGTTGCGACGGCGTATGAATATTATCGCCGTCTTGGTCACCCTGTGAAGGATGTTAGGATTAGTCAACGTGTGGAAAGGATACAGGATGCGACTTTCGTGTTTTGTTCGCATTTGTTTAAGTGTGTAGACAACAAGGTTGTCGCTGAACCATTGAATTGGGGAAAGATGTTTTATCGTCTGTTAAATAGCAAGTATAGTTATGAGTTGCTGGTTCAGTTTTGTCGAGAGATGAGGCACTCGCCCCACTTGAAGAGATGCCTTTCCGTGCTCGCTACGGTGGAATGGGGCCCCGTAAACGAGCTTGTACAAACAGAGCAACTTGGATTTGGAGATTTGAGTGTAATTGTAGAAAAGCAAGCAGCAATGCCTAAGGGAGTAGTGCCGAATAAGATGGTGAAAGGAGCCAGGAAGATGGTCGGCAAGCCGAAGCCAAACGCGAATAGTCGCGCTCGGGCCGAGGGTGGAAAGTACTCCTTGGATAGGAGAGTTGAGGGAGACATGCAGAAGAATTCTGATGCGTACCTCAACAGTGTGTTTAACCCGTTTGGAATTCGGGATTGTCGAGTACCGGAAATGTCGACTTTTCCCTCCACAGTCGGGTCAATTGTGACGAAGCGTAGTCTAGCGTACGTCACGGATTCAGGAACGCCGGCCGATGGTACGGCCCGGTTCGGGATTTTGTTGCAGCCAAACTTGACGTATGTGACGTCAGAGCACCCTTTCGAGAGTGTGCTCAGTGGATACAGTTCCACGGGTGGTGGCGCGTTTGCTTGGACCTCGACCCCACATCCGAATATCGATGCGTTGGCCACAAATTTTGGCCTGATTCGGGTGGTTTCTATGGGGTTGAGAATGATCAACACTGGTGTGTTGATCGATCGCAGTGGGACGTTGTACGCGAACGTCAATGCGTTTGGGGATGATTGCTTGGGGATCGGCGGGACGGCCGGCACAAGCTATGATTTCATTGAGGAACAGTTGTTGAGCTCACCAGATACGCTCATGATTGATCTTGCTCAGATTGGTGAGCAAGGGTTGGAGATAAATTGGCTCCCCCTCTCAATGACACCTACTCTGTCGCTATTTCAAGGCGGCGCGGATTCAGCAGAATTGACACCTGCTGCGTCTGAGTATGTGTGCCCCTCGGTTGCGGATGTTGCTGGTGCACATTCGCAAGCGGTGCCCCGTGACACCGCAATTTTCCTCTGGGGAACAACCCCTGCGGCGTCTGTCGCCGGGTTGAATTTGGAAATTGAGTTTATCGTGAATTATGAAGCGATTCCATTTCCCGGAGAGCAGTTCCTGCATGAATTGAAATCAGTTGCAGGATCTGAGGATCACATTGCCGTCAGCTATGAGAAAGCTGGCAGGCAAGGCGCCAAGACAGCAGTGGCTGGCGCTGTGTCGAACGTGAACACGCTCGGCCCGTTGCCTCAAGGTGGGGTTTCCAAGACCCTTGGTGGAGGCAACGTTGCAAGTGCGGCAGGCAGTGTGATGAGTGAGATCGGCAGCATGGCCCAAAACATGTTGCGCGATCTCGGAGGGGCCCCAATTGTCAGTCAGATTATGTCTGCTGGCAAAGGGCTCCTTGGTGGTAGTGGTGCCATGGGCGGAGTTGCCCTGGCAGATGTGAAGAAGCACCGCCTGGCTGTCATGCTAGGTGTGAATCACATCAGCCCCTTGTTGGTCAAAGCCAACCGGGCTCTGGATCTCGATGCGTTCGTTGATCTAGCTACCAAGGAGAGAGCCGCACTCTCAGCAGTGAATCAAGCTGCTTTCGGTGCTTCTGGGCAGGTCGTTGTCGAAGGAAAAGACGATCGTGCCCTTTCTGTGGAGGTGAATGCTCCTCAGACCCCCGTGGGATGGGTGACTGTCCCACTGGGAAATCTCGCAAGTTCGGCGAGCGCATCGGTTCAACCGACTACTCAATGCGTGAAAACCGTGAAGTCGGGTGCACCCCTAATTAAGGGGGTGTCTCTCCTCGGGCGTTAGGCGTCCCGGGGCCAAAGCTGAATTACGAATTCGACTGGCCCGTTTGAAATAGACAGAATTAGAACAGGTAACACAAGGAAAAGTGAATAACACCTCTCCGTGCCAAGGGTGCGGACATGCACATGCAATGACTTGAAAGGGTACCAGGTGGTGAAAACCGCAGCTGGGCGAGTACTCGTCGGC